GATCATTCGATGCATGCAATTTACACTTAATACACCCAATAAGAAGAAGATATGTTGTAGAAAATTTAAAACGTGACAAACTCACATTGCCATACAATTCAATATCTAAATATAACATAAGTCAAGTTAGAGGATTATTGCTAGATATAGCAATTAATGAGTGGGATACTGCATCCATGCTACCTGTTGAAGACTTCGTATCAATCAAAGAAGGTAAACCTAGCAGTTTAAGTGCTAAGGATATCTGGAAAACAAATAATAGATCATTTAGAAAAATGTTGCGTGGAGCAAGGATCTATAAAGGATACGGCAAACATGATTCTAACTTTAAAGGTTAAATAAAATGGCACAACCCGCTCGCATCGCAAAAAAATCAGAATTCTTTAGAGCTTTTAGACAGGCTGATGTAACGAATAAAGACAATCAAGTTTACGTATCACCTCCCAATCAGATTGTAGTTAAGACTGGATCTAAAGGTTCACAAACTACAGAGAGTGTGCAATATGTAACTGTACACGACCCTGGAACTAATGAAACTCTAATATACGAGCAAGACTATGTTCTCGGAGCACAACAAAAACTAGATCCTGACAAATTAATTGCAACAAGAAATGCGGATGGCAGCTATGAACCATCAACATATGCTTCTGGAAGTGATTTTAATTCAAGTGTTGCAGATGCTATTATAAACAATAAAGATACTCTCTCTGGTTTAGAGGCACAAAGAAGATATACTATTCAGAGTGCATTGAAAACCAAAAACGGAAAAAATCCCACTGCTGCAGAACTTGCAACAGCACTAGGAACAAGTGTAGAGGAAGAAGCAGACGATCTCCCAGATCCACCACCTGGAGAGAATGACAGAGACACTGGTGGGGACGATAGTAGTGATGAAAATGATGGTAGCACTGCTGCTACCACTGAGAGGAACGACCTATCTGGAACAAATGGACAAATTGTTGGTCAAACATCTAGTCAAGCATCTTTAACATCAGATGTAGTCTATCCAACTGCGAGAGCAGAATCGATGGCCAGTGATTACATAAGATTTTCTTCTTTAGAATATAAACCAGCGACTTACAGCAAAGGCACTTTTAGTTTTGGAAAACAAAAAAATCAAAAAATAGGGAAGTCTGTATATCTACCCATTCAAGGTAGTATAACAGATTCAAATGGTGTTGGATGGAATGAAGATACAATAACTCCTCTTCAAATTGCTGGTGCTGAAATTGCAGGTACAGCAATACAAGATGGACCTGCGGCAGCAATTAACGCACTTCAGGGGCAGCTTGGAAAAGTAAGTGGTTTTAGTGGAGATGCTCAAAAGTATGTTGTTAAGGCAGCAACAGAAGCTGCAATTGGTGCAAATATCTTTCCAAGAACAGAACGTGCTATTTTTAACCCTAACGTAGAGTTATTGTTCAATGGTCCTCAACTTAGAGCGTTTACATTCCAATTTAAGTTAACTCCAAGAAGTGCAGATGAAGATAGAAATGTAAAGCAAATTATTAAATTCTTTAAAATAAATATGTCAGCGAAGACAACTCAATCTGAGTTGTTTTTAAAAGCACCCAACGTATTCCGAATAGAATACTTATACAGAGACGGAGCTCACCCTGGTATAAATCTTATTAAAGACTGTGCTCTACAAAATTTCTCAGTAGATTATACTCCAGATGGCACTTACATGACATTACCTAATGGTGGTATGTTCTCATACGCCCTTACAATGTCATTCATGGAACTTCTGCCAATTTACTCCACAGATTATGATGAAGGCGAAGCCGCAAATCACCCAATCGGATATTAAACAATGGCAAATTATTTCAGTCATATACCATTTTTAGCATACGTCTCTAGAGATCAAGAGAGAAACTCTCTTAATGACTATACTGTCGTTAAAAATCTTTTTAAGCGTGGCAAGATCCGTTCGGACATTTTTCAAAATGTAAGTTACTTTAATAAGTATCAGATTATAGGTGATGAAAGACCTGATCAAATTGCTAATAAAATTTATGGTGACTCAACATTAGATTGGGTAGTTTTACTGGCAAATAATATTCAAAACCTTTATGATGAATGGCCAAAGACTCAAGTTGCCTTTGATAAGCACATGCTTCAAAAATATGGATCATATGAAAAATTATATTCAACTCATCACTACGAGACTATAAAGAAAACAACAGAAGATGGTCATATTATTGTAGAAACTGGTATTGAAGTCAATGAAGGATTCTTCAAAGCTCCAGAGTATGATATAGAGAGAGATCAAAGTATTATTCTTCCTTCCGAAGTAGAAGGTATATTTGCAACGGCAACAGCAACAGTAAATCAACAGTCAGGACAACTTACGTCACTCTTATTAGCAAACGCTGGAGCTGGATACACCGAAACTGCAGCAGTTGATATTGATCCTCCACCAACTCCAAGAGTTGGCATAATTACGGTATCTTTAAATCCACCCCCAGATGATAGAGAAGTTGGTCCATTCACACTCCTTGATGCTGGTGGAGGTTATACATATCAACCTATAGTAACGTTTAGTGACCCACCACCAACAATTCCACCACAATTAGAAGCAGTCATTGGTACTGGAGGAACTATTGCAAGTGTAGGAATTACATCTGCTGGTGAGGGTTATACGTTTACACCCATAATTACATTCCCACCACCACCAAATATTATTGAAAGTGCAATATTTGAATCTGCTTCACCCTTCACGATGGAGAGTGGATTTGAAGGTATGTTTTTGGATGCTCTTGGCAAACAATTATTTACTGCTCATGGAGCAAACTCATATACTGTAGGTAAGATTCAAAAGTATGACATGACCACATCTCATGATATGTCAACGGGTAGTTTTACACAAGAGTTAATATTAAATATAAACGCATTAACGTTTGAATACGCTACCTGTGTCGAATTTAAACCTGATGGTTCAAGGATGTATGTTAGTGGTTTAACAAACTCTGGTAACAAAGTAGCACAATATGATTTATCAACTCCATGGGATCTTAGTACAGCAGTTTTAGATGTCTCTATAAGTATGCCAGCAGTATCTTCTGTAAGAATGCAGGATACTGGTGAGCACATGTTTATATTAGATGTTCAAGATCCCGATACTCTTAAAAAGTATGAGATGGTTACTCCATGGGATATTGGATCAATGTTCCCATTACCAGTACAAACTCAAAACATAGCAATAATAACTCAACCAGCAGAGTCATCAATTCGTGGATTATCATTCAAGGATGATGGATCTAAAATGTATGTCTCTGGAACAGACAATAACTCTTTGTCTGTAATTACTTTAGGAACTAACTGGGATCTAAACAGTCTAACACTTTTGGGAGTGTTGAACGTACAATCTGCTAGTGGTGACTCAACACCATTAGATACATACACCAATTTTACAGAAACCTTATTTTTTGTTGGTGGTGGTATTAATAGAAAAGTATATACCTATAATACTGATGTTACTGCCGCTGCAACAGCGACTGTTGGTATTGGTACTAGAGCAGAGACTATTGTTAACGTAACCGTCACAAAACCAGGTTCTGGTTATACAACTGCTCCATTACCAACGATTCAAATACAACCACCCATCCCACACAGAACAGCAACGGGATACGTAACTATTGATAAAGGTGTTGTTGCAAATCTTGTAATGCAAGATCGTGGGTATAACTATAGAACACCACCAACAGTAACAATAGAAGAACCTCTCTTCCCAATTACGGCAGAAGGATTTGCAAAAGTAGAGAATGGAGAAATTAAAGAACTCAGTCTCATAAATCCTGGAAGAGGATACTCAGCAATTCCAAATATAACATTTAGCAAACCAGGTCCTTTATACACTCCAGCAGCTAATGAAGTGTATGAGAAAGGAGGACAAGAATGGAAGTTTGATGGATATAACTGGAGAAGAAGACTTAGTTATGGAACTGTTTTCTATGATAACACAACCAACGAATTGGTGGAAATTCCAGGAAAACTTGCATCTCAATCAGTATCAAACTACACATATGAAGAACGTTTAGAGAACAATAAGAGAAATATTTTTATACTCAAACCAGATCTACTATCATTAGTATTTAATGATATGGATAATATTATGCCATACAAAAAAGGTTCTGGACAATATGTGTCCGAGAACCTTAAGAGAGGGGATAACCCCAGATTGTATGACTAATTCACATCAACTTTCAGCAAGTTTCTGAAAGTAACTCATAGGATCTTCATCATCACTAGATGAAGATTTCGCCATAATATCAGGATCATTAAATCCACCAGATGGGGGAAGATCACTGAGTTGCTGCTTCATTTCAGAAGGCAGTTCAGACTCCTGTTGGCGATTGCCAAAACTAGGAGTAAAATTACCACGCATATTATCCTCGTTCTCAACCTCTTCATCCTGAGGACGAGCCTTGCCCTTACGACCAAGAACATAATCCAGACGAGTCTGAAGTTGTTCGTATGTCTTAAACTGATCTTCAGCAGTCATTGCCGAAAGAGAATACTCCTTCTTCCAAAGTGCTTCAAGAGCATCATCATCGTCTAGCAGGGTAGCAAGACTATCAAATTCAGACTTATCATAATTCCAATACCCATCAACTTTACGAATCTTCAGTTTGAAGTTCGCACCTTGCCAAAAATCAAAGGGATTGATAGGACTCTCATCCTCAAACTCAGGTTGCATGGCTGCCATGATCTTATCAAAGATCTTCTTACCAAACTTAAACAGGAAGACCTGCCCTTCGTTATGGGGATTAGTGGGATCCTTTACAACATAGATATTGCTGTAATAGGACAGTTTGCGTTTTTGTTTGCGTACAATCTCTTTATCTCCATCGTTGCCACTGTTCCAAAGAGTACGATTATGCTCAGACACAGGGTCCTTTTGACCAAGAGTAGTCAAAGAGTTTTCAATGTACCAACCACCAGGTCCTTGGAATCCATGGGAGTACATCTTTACCCAAGGAAGATCTTCACCGTCAGGGGCAGGAAGGAATCGAATAACGGCATAACCATTACCCGTTTTGTCCATTTCTGGTTTCCAGAGACGATCATCACCGCCACTAGAATTACTGTTCATCTTCTCAACTTCTTTGACCAGTTTAGATGTCAAAGATCCAAGAGAGGATTGTTTTTTGAGATTTGCAAAAGACATTCGGATTACCTCGTATTTGTTGTATTCGGCTTGTGTGTACCCTCAGGGCACTTGCGGCGAGTACGGACCTATATTAGTGCAAGTGCCCATGGTTGTCAATCAAGATTTCAAGTCTTCTCAACCTGATCTTTCATATGTTCAACTAACTTCTCCATATTACTAAAAATAAGGTTCATGTCCATATCAGATGGCATACCAAGCATGACAGCAGACTTAGCGATATGTTCCTTCATCTTTTTTGCCTCAGGATCATCTGATAGAGATAATCTAGCATAAAGAACTTTTTGCTTGTCAATAAGGGTCTTCAGTAATTCTACATGATCAAGCTTATCCTGCCTGTTCATCGTGTAAAAACTAAACATCTTATTATACAGTTTTTCTTGTAACTCATTGATGTGAACAATTTCTGCCCTTACAAGATCTGAATCAAAAAACGTCATAAAACGCAGTCCTTTAAAATCTTACGAAATCTGAATATATCGATATTTAGGAAAGAATCATACTTCTTCATTGTCTTGGAAACCGTCTCCCAGACGGGATCTTCCAATTTTTTATCAAAATCTTGCATAAACCCCAAAATTCGGTTTAAAATAATCAACGTCTCTATTGATATGTGTCCCTGAAGGTGCAATTTAAGCACTTTTGGATGTTGACCATTTTTTACGGAAAATAGAGAATCTAAATCGGTATTTACGATCATATTCTCAACCTCTTCTCTAAAAAGATAGCTGAGACTTTGAATTCTCTTCTGCCAACTAATGTATGCAGATTCACCCTCTCGGATCATTTCCCCAATCCAGGTGCTGTCACCAGACGCGACAAAATTTGATACAAAGAAGTCAACGACTTCTCGATCATTTTTTTGCCTACTCATCTTCTCAAACCAATACCTATCTTTTCGTTTATAGAAGGATTGTAGGGAAGCACGAGTTTTACCACAATATTTGTGGTAGTCGTATTTATCTTTTGTGAAGTGATTCTTCAATCCCAGATAAGTTTTATATACGTCAAAGGGAGTCATTTTAACA